CTTTGAGTCACCTCATAAGACTTAAGGCTAACTAAGCCTAATTCCTTATAAGGTATCTGTTTAACACCAAAACTTGCAGCGGTTAAACTTCGCTGGGACGGTTGTCCTGGCTCGACTGATGTAAGTCCAAAGGTTGGACTAACATACCTGTTTTTAATAAAGGATTAGCTCTTTGAAAAGCTAATCGGATGTCCATTAATGAACGTCCAAAGCGCATAGATTGTGCTTTCATTATTAATTGATAAGGATCATACTCCACAATATTTCGGAGTTTCTGTCCAAAAGCTCTGTAGGTAAAAACTTTATCTACAGCAGTTCTTGAATGGAACTTCAATTTATCGAGATCTAAAACAGTGACAGTAGTTAACTGTTTGTTAAGATCCAAAGTGTAGCCTAAGGCTTTATTCATTTCCTCAAAAGTAGAAACAGATGAGAAAAGAGAATAAACTAATGGATGTATTTTCATTAGATTATCACCTTTGATTACACTTGATGGAGTTGTGATGAAATCCTCAAATCCTTCAGTAAATCTACGATAGTAGGTTGCTAAAGTATGAGAGATTGACATCACCATACCATTCACTACCAGAGATGAAGTTCTATTGAATTCTTTCAATAGAGTTGCTTCATCACTAGGTAATATGTATTCATTATTCCGAGAGGCATTTGCTAAGAATTCTCTTATCAAATGATAATCAGGATATTCAAGAGTAGCACGATATGTAAAGTGCACATCTTTGAACATTTGAGTATAAAACTTAACTTGAGTTCTAGTATAACCTAGAGCTTTAATTAAGGAAATACCCAAATCTAATGAAGACATAATGGATTTAGGCCCTCTCCCTGCATATACCAAAGATAAGATATCTTGGAATAGCAGAACTGGATTACTCCAGTTTGCGAGAAAACCTTTTAAGGGTACAGGAGAAACTTCGATTCCATTATGGAACCAACGTTTGGCAAATTCATAAGTAAATTCACTAGTGTGAGATTTACTTTCTGAACAGTCAACTCCTAAAGAGTTAATGACTTCTTTATACTTCTTTGCAACAATATTGTTGTAAACAAC